GCCCTATGGCTGTGCCTACTGATGCGACTGAGGTGTTCTCAACGACTTTGGGTACAAACACAACTGACTGGACGTATGACGCAGGTTTCCCTGTAGATTGGACTTTGTATACGGCAAGAACAGGTGGTGACAACTTTACTTTCAACAGGATGACTGGAAGTAAATATCTGACAACAAACAGTAGTTTAGCTGAGAACAGTTATACTGTTGGCTTTGATAACATGAACTTTGTTGACATTAGTGGATCAACAAATAATGGTTTTGTTATTTGGGATTGGAAACGTGCGCCCTCGTTCTTTGATGTCGTTACTTACACAGGAACGGGATCAGCTAGAACTGTAAGCCATAACCTTGGTGTTGCACCTGAGATGATGTGGGTGAAGAAGCGTAACGAAGCCTCAGATTGGGCAGTTTACCATTCTGGAGTAGATGCGACAGCACCAGAAGATTACTTTTTAAAATTAAACACTACTGCTGTGGCTGTTAATAGCGCAACTAGATGGAACGATAATGCACCTACGTCAACGGTATTTACCGTGGGTACTTCAGGCCAAACCAATGACTCTGGCGACACCTACATAGCCTACCTATTCGCAAGCCTAGATGGTGTGTCTAAGGTGGGGAGTTATACTGGTGATGGGACTACAGATGGCTCTAATGTGGTAGATTGTGGTTTCACTAGTGGTGCTAGATTTGTTCTTGTTAAAGCTAGTAATTCAGCAACTAACTGGGGGGTTTTTGATACAGCAAGAGGTATTACTTCTGGTAGTGACCCAAGGCTGCGCTTAAACACTACTGATGCAGAAACAACAGGTATTGACTTTCTTGTACCAACTAATTCAGGTTTTGCTTTCAAAGCTGGCTTTAACACATCTGGTAATACCTATATCTTCTACGCAATAGCATAACAAGGAGAACACAACATGTATGCTAAAATAAATGGTGGAACAGTAGTAAAGTTCCCATACACATTCGGAGACTTACGTAAGGAACACCCTAACGTATCCTTCCCTAAGAACATCACACAGGGTATCATGCAGAAGTATGGCATGGTAGGTGTACTAGAAGGGCCAAAGCCTACTCTAGGGGCTTACCAGACAGTACAGCGTAATGCTCTACCTACACGTCCTGTCATTGGTCAGTACACAGAAGAAGATGCACCTATGCCTGAGATGGTTGGTGAAGACATCATTGCTGGTTACTGGATGATTGAGTATACAGCAGTAGACATGTTTGCTGATACGACAGAGGATGGTGTTACAACAACTAAAGCTGAACATGAAGCTACATATCAGGCTACACTAGATGCTAAGGTTGCTGAGACTAACCGTAAGACACGTAATGACCTTCTGACAGACAGTGACTGGACACAGATGAACGATAGTCCACTGACGAACGAAGATAAGACTGCATGGGCTACTTATCGTCAGGAACTACGTGACATCAGTGATCTATACGCATGGCCTAACTTAGAAGATGCCGACTGGCCTGTAGCACCTTAAGGAGAACAACAATGGGATATGTCTTAGGTAACCGAAGTAAAGAGAAACTACAAGGTGTTGACCCACGGCTAGTTGCTGTTGTTGAAAGAGCTATTGAAATCTCTGAGCAGGACTTCTCTGTAATCTGTGGTCTACGTACTGTTGAAGAACAGGAAGCTCTAGTATCCAAAGGTGCATCACAGACGATGAAGTCTAAGCACCTAGAAGGTAAAGCTGTAGACCTTGCAGCCTACTGTGATGGCATCCGTTGGGAACTAAACCTGTACGACGAGATTGCTGATGCAATGCTCAAAGCTGCTAAAGAACTAGGAGTGACACTACGCTGGGGTGCTGCATGGCACAAAGCATTAAACGACTGGGATGGGACTGCAGAAGACCTGATGAATGAATACATAGACATTCGTCGTTCTGCTGGTCGTAGACCTTTCATAGATGCCCCGCATTTCGAGGTTCTATAGTCATGTACGAGATGGTAGACTTAATTATGCAATGGCTTGTAGCTCCTGTTATAGTCGTTGTATGGCATCTGTTTTCCCGATGTAATAAACACGAGACAGAAATAGCCGTACTTAAATCTCAACTAGAATCATCTAAAGTCTCATATGATCGTGAGATGAAAGAGATGAAAGAAACAATCAAAGCAATATTCCTAAAACTCGACAGTATAGAACAATCACTGCGAGATAGATAAATGGACCCAATTACAATAATCTCAGGGGCCACAGTTGCATTCAACGCCCTTAAGAAAGGGTTTGCTGTTGGGAAAGACCTACAGGATATGGGCAGTCAACTAACCAAGTGGGCTGGACATATGGCTGACTTAGGTCAAGCTGAGAAACAAGTAAAGAACCCCCCTTGGTGGAAATCCTTGGGTGGTTCAGTAGAGGCTGAAAGTTTGGAAGTTTTTGCTGCGAAGCGTAAAGCAGAATCCATGAGAAAAGAGTTGAAGGATTATATATCTTTCACGATGGGGCCTTCAGCATGGGATGAGCTAGTGGCTATTGAGGCAAAGATAAGAAAACAAAAACGGGAACATGAGTACCGTAAGGCTGAGTTGCAAGAAGCAATAATTACTTGGACTATTACAGGCTTACTATTGTTGACCTTCTTTGGCGGTCTTGGGCTTATAATGTATATGGTAAGATAATGTGGTTTTTGATTTGGTTTCAACTTATGAATGGTGAACTTGACTACTACCAAGTAGGCAATACTTATTCATCACTAGAAGAGTGTAATAAAGAAAAAGAAGTAGCCAGTGTTCTAGTGACAAGCAGAAATTCAGGGTTATTTTGTCTTGAGGCTTATAGAGAATAAACTAGGTAAATGGGTAGTCTTTGATAAAGACGGTAAAATCGTCTTGATAACTAGTAACAAAAGAATAGCAGAGGCTTTAGTAAATGGTAGTAGACTTTGACATTGATGGTGATGGTAAGATCACAGCAGAAGAAATAGCCATGAAGGAGCGTATGCTTGAAATAGAGCTACGTGAAGAGAAAGCTGAGTCACAAAAGTTTATGGCTTGGGTAGCTATGGGTATGATGATTATATTTACCATATTTCTATTCACCCCTATCATGTCAGATTCACGAGTGTCTGCTCTAGCTGATCTACTAGGTTTGTTCTATATTGCTCAGACTGGTGTCGTTGCAGCTTACATGGGTGCTACAGCTTATATGGCTGGTAAACCTATGGGTAACAAGGTGGCTATGAGCAAATGAGATGGATATTCCTGACCCTATTATTATCTAGTTGTGGACTTACGTCCTTAATTCCTACTGGTGGGACTAATGTAGCTGCTAATACACAGTTAGGTTCAGAGAATAACCAGAACGTAGGTGTAACCACTTACAACAAGCCAGAGATAAAACCAGAAGGGCCAGTCGATACTGTTAATCAAGATAATAGTACGACAAACATATCTGAGATAGACCCACTTCTGATTATACTATTAGTATTGGGGTGGTTGGCCCCATCACCGTCTGAAATGGGAAGGGGCTTACTTAAGCTCTTTAGACGTAAAGAATAATAATATCCATACTCTGCATAAACTAAACCCCTGAATCCTTAGTTGGACTCAGGGGTCTTTTTGTATCTACTCTTCTGATAGACCTAGCTTGGTCATACACATAGCCGTACCTTCATACAGCATTTCTATGTCGGCCTCTGCTTTTGTGATCTTACGTAGGCAATATGCATTGGCTAGTAGACTGATTAGCAGGATACCTTCTATTACGGTCATTTACGCTCCTGTTGTTGTATTAGTGCTTCTAGATACCATCGGGCTTTCTTAAGGTCTTCTACACCATTCTTGTATCGCCATCGGTGTAAGTACTTTGCTACATTCCCACGGTAGTATCCTATTAGTTCTTCGTCTGTCAGGAAGTCCTTGATGTACTCAATACACTCAATAGCACCAGTACCATAGTGTGCAGGATTATTTACGTTGTCACGTTCCTTAGATCGTTGTCGTTCCTCTAGAGACATTGGTGTTATCATGGGTGCTTCACTCCATTCATTCATAGGTTCTCCTTCATAAATATCTTTACCCACTGTGCGCAGATGTCGGATCGTATAATGTCGTCTACACCAAACTCAATGATTGGTACAGGCAACATATGTTTCTTTGCTAGGTGAATAACTTTAGACAGACCATCAGCTTCTTTCAGGTCTGACTGTTGAATATCACCATTAAGCACAATAGTAGTATCTTCTCCCACTCTTGTCAACAACATCTTCAGTTCATGTGTCGTTATGTTCTGTGTTTCGTCAACAATTATGAAGGCATTATCGAAGCTACGCCCACGCATAAGTGCAAGAGGTGCCATTTCAATGTTTCCATTCTTTATGCCAGTTTCCACTGCCCCCTTACCTAAGTGTTTCTCTAGTACGTCTAATACAGGTAATGCCCAAGGCATTGTCTTTTCCTGTAAATCACCTTTAAGAAAACCTAACTCTTTACCTACGGCAACGTGAGGTCTTGTGATGACGATTTTATCAATCTCTTTCGTCGTGTAGAGGTCGGCAGCATAAGTTGCAGTAACATACGTTTTCCCAGTACCTGCAGGGCCAAGAATAAAGACCTGCTGATATTCCCTAAGTGCATCTAACAATTCCTTTTGTTTTGTTGTTTTAGGTAACAACCCAGATGTTTTCTTCTGGGCTGCTCCTTTATACGTTGTTTTTCGTCGGGATCGTTTTGGCTTTTCGGGAAAATCATCCATCCAGTTGTACTAGCTCCGCTGATGTAAATGGGATATGAAAGAACTGCTCCCCTTTACGAATGTACCTACCTTTTGCTGTACCTAAACTTTCTTGGGTTAATAGTGTATCCTTGATACGCCACGCCTGTTGTAGGTCTTTACGAAATACATAAAAGTTAAGAACACCATTCTTTCCCTCGTACTTGTCTAGGAGCCTCTGTTTGCGTTCAGGGATGCGTATTTCAGACCAGTGGGTAGGCCAGTCCCCATCCCAAGCTACCTTAACCTCTGCCTCGTTAAAATAAGTGTAGCCATCCTTCTGAGATATGACATCAACAAAGTAATCCTCTTCAGTGTTTACAATCGTGTGTCCCTTACTTTTGAGTAACGACACCAATGCATCTTTAGCAGGTTCATCATAAGCCTCATATAAAGCCCTATTAAAACTCTTTCTTACCTTTGTCATCTAGCCACTCTTTCAATTCTGTGTACCCACCTACATGAGTACCTTTCGGGTTAAAGATTTGAGGAACAGTTGTTATGCTAGACCTCTTAAGTAGATACAACAACCAACTACTACTTTTAGATTGTATGTTGTACTCTGTATATGGTAATCCGTTTCCTTTTAACAAGGCTTTGGCATCATCACAAAAGTTACACTGATCACGAGTTATTATTACGTACATCTTTTCTCCACATTAATTCATGTAGTAATTTCTTCTGTTCATACTCTGACATTATTATCCAATCACGTATTTCATCCACAGTACGTTTACACCCTGCACAATAGCCACTTTCTATACGACAAACTAGAATGCAGGGTGAAGGTACTTGACCTACGTCAGGTCTACGATTTCGCATGAGTCACCAGAACATGCCATTGTCTGCATACCTGCTGTATTATCCTCTTGCTCATAGTCAGACAGTTTAGACCAGTCGATAGTTTCAGGCATTTTTGCTAACACATTCTCATAGCTTGGGGTAATCACTTCTCCTAACCTGTCTGTCACAGGCTTATCCTTAAAGGTTTCCTGATAAGGTGCTTGCTGATAGGTATGATCTGAGTGTGGCAAAAATGACACACCTGACATTTCGTCAAAATGCTCATACACAAATGCACCTACAGATACCCATTCATCATCACGAACTGACACAGTAATGCTAGGTTTATGTTCGCACCAGTGTCGCTGATACGTAAGCCATGTTTCTAGTTGTTCGATAGCTGTCATATCATTACGTGTTGTTGCACCTGCAGGGGCTTTCTGTGGGAAACTAAACACAGTTGTCGTGTCACCTTTCATCACACAAGGCTCATTAGGTACACCCTGATCAATCAAGAATTGTGTAAGTGGGTCTTTATTGTCGCCACGCACTGTACGGATGTAATAAGGGCTGTGACGAGCATGTATCCCACTAGCAGAATCAACAAGTTGGGAGACAGTGCCAGAAGGTTTGACACAAGTGATAGCAGCAGAAGTAGGGATACCAAGACGTTCAGCCCATTCAGCATTAGTAGAGATAGCGACATTTTTTAGATGCTCCAGTGTTTTAGCTAACCCAGCATTTGCACTGGTCATTAGCGGATTGTCCATGATGCCTGTTAGACTTACACCTAGCAGACGCTCTTCTTCCGTATTATCTGTCCAATCCTTGGATAGGTACGGAAACTTTGTATAGGTAGATTGGATCGTACCTAAGATAGTCGCATATTTTACCTTGCGTTCTATGTCTTCAATACTGTCAGTAGCACGTATTACGCACTCAGTAAGGTTGCAAAACTGCGCATTTTTCAAAATTATCTCACTGCAAGGATTCGTCCCGAAGTCACTGTCTGGATTACGACGACCATTCTTTGCAGCTTGCTTCTGTGATGCCTGACGATTAAAAATACCTCGTTCACCTGATTTACTTTCGATCAATGCTGTCCACTCACGCATGAATGTCTCTGCATCTGGCTTATCAGTGTAAGCGACAGAGTTGTTAGCCAATGCACGATGTCCATAGTTCTCCCACCATTGACCTGATTTAGCATGACGCATTTTGTCGTCTGACAGGTTAGACAAACTAATCATAGCACTACGGCGTACACCACCTACAACCACAATCTCACCGATCTTACACATGATGTCGTGACACTCAATAGATGTCAGCTTACGTCCTGTAGCATTTAAGAACTTATCGACAGTAAAGTTGAACAAGTCTACCAAAGGTGCTGGCCCTGATGCACGACCACCAAAGGTCTTTAGTCTAGCACCTGCAGGGCGTACTTTAGATATGTCCCACTTAGGAATCTCACCTGACCATAATAGAGCTAGTAGTTGTCGGTATGCTTTAGCCCAACCTTCCTTACTGTCCTTTACTACGATTGTTGTCTCAGACTTAAATATCTTCTCTGGTACTTCTGGTAGCTTCTGGATATACTGTCGTTCAACAGAGAACCCTACCCCTGTACCACATAACAGGATAAACATAGCTTCATCAAAGCGTTTAGGCTTGTCTACAGCTACGTAAGAACAGTTGTACATACACGTATTGTCTCGTGCTGCTGCTGGCCCAGCGGTCATCATAGATCGCATAGATGGCATACCCTGTAGGTCTAAGATAGCATCACGGATGTCTTTGATGTAACTGTCTTCACCTGTT